GGTTCTCCGCTGGGACAAACTTAGATACCGCACGACCCATCGTTTCATCATAGTAAGTCTTCTTGAAGGTCGAACCCGCCAATGGCAAATAGAACAACATCTGGTCCATGTCAGGCGTGTAATCTTCCATCACATTAGTGACGTAGTAATTCATAAAGCTCTTTACACGACGCGCTTGACTAACTTTCTCCCGCGTCTCTTTGCCCATCACCACTGTTCGAACAGGACCACCCGCTGGTAGCAATTCGTTAAACGCTTGCGCCTGAAATTGTGTCGCAGCTTCTGCTAGTAAAGGATGAGTCACGGACGACGCGCCTTGGAACGGTTGCGTTCGCTCCTCGTAATTAAACCCAAGAAGCTCTAGACCGTTGGCATACGCCTCTTCCCACTCTTGACGACTCGCTTTGTTCGCATCAAACTCTCCCAATAACTCGCTGGCAATGCGTTGTAATTCTCGGTCTGGAATATCCTCAGCAAGATTATCGTAAAAATCACCACCGCCTTCACGCTCATCCATCGGCTCAAAATCAATTGTGACTCCGCCATCCTCTTGTTGCTCAATTTCTATTCCCCCCACATCCTCCGCTTCAATCATCGCTTGGACCGTGTTCCGTGAGCCGGGGATCTCTAGCTCTAGTTCGGCATCCAAATCCGCTTCATCAAGTTGCGAAGGAATCGCATTTTCCATGAAGGTTCCAAAACCTTTTGTAGCTTCTGCCATTTTTTATCCTTTAGACTTTTCTTGTTGCTCGTGTCTTACCTCTAACCGCGCAACCGTCAATACTTTTACGAGCCGATTTCCGCGATGCACTGACCGCGCCACCCGATTCCATTTTTTTAACTGCACCACCTTTAGACATAGTAATTTGAGAAGGAACATCTACGGTTGGTAATGAATACTTAGGTTTTGAAGTTGAAGTTTTTTTTCCTCCTGTCGAGCTAGGCGTGGCGGCCAAAGCTGCGGCTGCGGCGGATTTTGTGATATTCTTTTTGGAGTTGTTTAAAGCATTCTTTGCAGGTTTAGAAGCTAGTTTAGAAGCTACGGCTTCTTCTACTAAACCACTTCTATTATTTTTATCCATCTTTAGAAGTTCTTGGTACTCATCGCCTGCTTCCTTGGCGGCCTTACGTACACTCTTTTTCATGCCTACTAGTTGAAGTTGTCTAGGCGTTTTTGTTTGAGCAACAACTTTTGTTGCTTCACTTCTAGTCAAACCTTTTTTCATCATTTGTCTTACTAAAGCTGCTGCAGCAGCTTTGGCTAAGTAAAGAGGTAGGGCCATTAGATTATCCTTATTATATGGAGCAAAGTGTACAAGGGTATTCGCGCAATCGTACTATATTAGTAATATACCCGTACTCTAGCAGAAGTTTCATCATTTTCCCAACTATCAGTCGGTAATTGAACAAAATTTCCTTGACGATACCGCATTAATGCCTGTGTCATACTATCGACCAAGTCGTCATATTCGCCATTTGGAAAGGCCGCGACCTCTTCAATTAACTCGTCCGCGAATACTTCGTCGGGGACCCAGACCATTCCAGCCTCAAATAACGGCGAAACACTATGTACCCGCGACACTTTGTCGTTACCTTTACTCGGTGTGAAGTTCACAACAGGTATACCCATGTTCCGTAGCTCGTGGGTCAAGGGCAAACCACTCGCCTTTGCCTCAACAATGACGGTGTCGGGGTCCCAAAAATTATAATTCTCCAAAGCCACCTCTTTTAGCTCCGGAAAATCCCATCGACCCTTCTTGCTGTCCAAAAGTATAAGTCCGGGCTGTCCCGTTTCGTTAGGATAAAACACGCCCCACGTCGTAATAGCCGAAAAATCCGACGTTTCCCGCTTGGTAAACGCCGTATCGTAACTTTGAATGACATATTGTAGGCTAGGAACCGTGGGTTTTTCCCATTTTTTCCACCATTCGCGTGGAATAATTGCGTTTTCCTCACCCGTCGGGTTCTGCTGGTACTGCGCGTTCCATTTGCTAGGCGGAATCGACGCTTTTACTGAAGTCAGATCCTCCAAACTCCAATATTCTGGCCAACACGGCTTACCATCATTAAAAATAGCCGGTAATTCCACGACTTCCCACTGATCGGCCAACGGATCTTTAGCCATCGCCCTCAATAACTGACCCGTCATGTCCTTCTCCGACCACCGAGTCTGCACCAACACAATACTCCCCCCCGGCTGGAGCCTCTGACGGGGGCCACCTGTGTACCAATCCCACGCATCATCAAATCCACTGACACTCATCGCCGTTTGCTCCGAGTGCGGATCGTCAATAATCACCAAATCGCCACCACGACCAGCCAAATTAGAACCTACCCCCACCGCATAGTACATGCCCCCCTTGCTCGTGTCCCAACGGCCCGAAGCCTTACTGTCCGCGGCCAACTGTACCGCCGGAAAAATCTCCTTGTACTCGTCGCTATCAATCAAATTCTTCGTCTTACGTCCAAAGTTAACCGCCAACTCCGTCGTGTGCGTCGCCTGAATAATCTTCATCTTCGGGTTCCTGCCCATCATCCAAGCAGGAAACAAATACGACGCAAACTCAGACTTCGTGTGCCGCGGGGCCATGTTAATGATCAATCGCTTTAACTCACCCTTGGCCACCCGCTCCAACTTGTCTGCAATAATCTTATGGTGCCGACCCGCAATAAAGTCAGGCCAGACAGTACGAACAAATCCAATAAAATTATTTTGTGAGAACTCGTTCTTCTCCAATTGAGCTAATCGCAAGCGAAGTTTTAGCTCCCGATCATTAACGTTTACATCTACATCCATCGGGGGACCCTATAAAAAAAATTATAAAAACGCCTCCGCAAAACGCCTATGTTTCACGTGAAACAATTAAATCTAATATCCTGTCCCAATCAGCCTTGCCCTCAGAACGATACAACGGGTCAATCTTCAACCCGTCAAACTTTAAATCCATCGCATCCGAACCCGGATACAACGATATCGACTCCGGCGTGGGAGCCTTGGTCCGTGTGCCGCGGTCCGCGATCCGCAAGACAAGAACCCATGTACTCGCATGCTTGTGCCGACTCAACCACGAGACCTGATGCGGTCTCAAATCCACCGCATTGGTTGTGGCCGCTTTTAATTCAACAAAATGAAAGCCTCCCGAATCGTCACACAACACCACATCCGGAACACCGGGCATGGCCCACGTTTCAAGACGTGTGTGTTCTATCTTCTTCTTGCTCTTCCCCAAGGCTGTCTTCATGGTTTTCCAAAGACCGCTCTCCCTCTTCAGGGCTGTTCCCGGAATCTTCTTCTCGTTCTGGAGTAACATCAATCGTGATCGGGGCATAACCTTCCTTTATCTCGTCTAGGGCTTTCAATACATCTTCTTTAGACATCGAATCAATAGAACCATGTCTGATTTCAGATTTGTTGATATATATGTCTCCGTGGGCCTGACCTCGTCGGTACTCAGCCTGCACGGCAGCAGAATACGCCCCGTTGTCCAAGGCTCGATCCCGGATAACCTGTAGATCCCTTATATGTCGCTTATAGTCAATCCCATACTTGTGATCAAGCTCGTCCCGATAAGCCTTAATCTGCTTAACCACATGTGGGCAAATAGCAGGATTTGTCAACTCATAAGCCCTCTGGTGCGCGGATCCTGTCGAATATCCCGCATTGATCGCGGCTTGACGCAACGTTATCTGCCCATCCTTAGTTACCAACTCCTTGACAAACAATTCCTGCTTTCGGGTCAAGGGTTGTTCTTTTAGGGCCTTGCTTCGCGGCCCAAGGGCTCGGATTGTTTTCTCCTTGATCTTTGCTTCCTGTTTATTCTCTCGCTTCTTGACTACTTTGTTATAAGCCTTGAGGGCTTCTTTCAGATCGCTCGTTGTAGGCATTCTTTTCTCGATTAATGGATATGGGAATATATGCGCTAAATTATAAAATTTTATAAATTTTTTTGCAAGTAAAACACGATATCTATTTTCATACAAATATTTGTGAGAAACATGGTCCTAGCCCCCGTCCCCGCGCGCGCGGGCCTCGATCATTGTGCAACGCAACACGAATCACGAGAATCGACCGGATGACCCGATATACAGGGGCCCCGAGCGATTTTGCACTGCCACATTAACGCTGCCGATCCGATCAAATAACCGCGATTCACGGCCAAAACCCCACGAAAAATAGCGCACGGCCTAGGATGAACGAGAAATCGCACCACGGCCCGCAAATCGTTGCGGGTATGGTTGACCACTCCGAATCGATTAGAACGCCTCACGGGTCACGGCCCGCGCTTCACGGTACGTTTGGGACGTCCCGCGGTCGAAGGGTCGGGCCATGATTCACTGACAAAAAATAGCGGGTGGAGCTGATTAATTGGACGGGGTCGGACGTGACCAGGGGCCGATCAAATACAAGTTGACCTGGTGCAAACCGGATACGCAAAAAAAAGGCCCGCTCAATGGCGGGCCGGAGTGAGTGGTGCGGGAGGTTATTTATCGACGGCCAGCCGGTGCGCCTGAATGATGATGTCGGGCCATGTTTGGGCGATTAACCCTAGGTTTCCGGTGTCGGCGTGAATTAAAGATTTTCCCAAACCCTTCGCGAAATCGCCACAAATCCCACGCTCAAGCGCTTTAGCTATGGGAACGCGATGCTCTAAAAGCAATCGCACGGCCCGACGTTGTTCGGAAAAATCGCCTAATCGTGATTTGGCCAATGGCATTAAATGAATGTCGGCTAAACGTGCGCAGAAATTGACGGCCATTGATACCGCAATCATGGCCCCATTATCGGGAATTCGATTTACCACATCTAAAACCTCACTAAATTGTTTCGGCGTGGAATACATTGGGTTTTTTTGTATTGGGTTTTTCATTTTTAGAGCGCTCCACGTTTAAAGTTTTTAAAATTTTCGGTCGTATATCTCTCGCCTATCTGAAAAGATTTTGTGGGAGTGGTATCGCCGATTAATAAAATCAATTCGACCGGCACGTTATATTCATTCGCCAATTGCAAAACTAAATTTTTGCGACGGCCCGCGCTGGTGCTCAACTCTAATTGAATATCTAATAATTCGGATAATGTCATTTTTTTTAGCTCCGTATAGTTATTGATTAACTCGCATATGCGAGTGGTAATTATAAACACAAAAAAAAGGCCCGCACAATAGCGGGCCATTTTGGGAATTGGTGAGCGGTATCAAGCCGGTATTAATTCGCGCTGTATTTCGTAACGCTTAGATTTAAAACCATGGTTAATTATCGCGATATCGCCGTGACGTTTTTGGCCCCCGTCGCACGCGCCACAATCAACGCACGTTAATTTTTTACCCGCTTCGATAGATGCCGGACAAATGGACTCTTTTTTGTTTAGCGGATCAGTTGCAAGCCGGACGCGAAAAGTTCGCCAGCCGTGATTTTTTGCGACTAAATATTCCGCTTGATTATCAACTGATGCCATGCAATGAGTTTTTAAAAAGTTGACTTGATTTTTTAATTGTCGTGTATCAATGGCCCGCCATTGGTGAGTGTATCCGGTATGGCCTTTTGCGTTTTTTATTAGCTTTTCCCAAACCAAAAAAGGCACGGCGGCCGGATCGCCATATGTCCCTAATCGAACCATTCGGCCCGCGCATAGTTTAGAAGCTTCCAACAGTCCACCCGCGTCGGTGTAATTACCATTTAAAAAAGATTTATAGACCATGCTAGGGCCTTGAGCGGTCACCACGTAACACGCACCACCGTTAAAGGGCCTCTGTTTACAATTGCCACAGATAGAAAAATCCGCGCCCGTTTGTTGGTTTACGGTCGGACGTTCGCCGTTATTTTTCAAAACGTACGTTTGAACCATATCGCCCGTTTTTGAATTGGTGGAGCGCGTAATCGCAATCACAACAATTTGAGACCCATCCAACACGCTAGGCCCTTTATAAATTATCTGGCCCGTAGGTTTTTTGTTTTTCATTTTTACAATCTCCGTATAGTTGACTTTATCTTATATGTTACGGGATCGATTATATACCTAGATTGAAAAACCATGCAA